GTTTGAATAATCACAAATCGTATTCATTAAAGAATATTCATAAGCACTCAATCTTTTGATGTGTTCTTGTATGTTGTTCTCCATAATTTATAATTTTAATATGTTATAATATTCTCGAGCTTTCTCAATCTTAACCTTCAATGTTTCAATGTATGCTGAATCGTAATCAAAAGCAAATACCTTAACACGTTTTTCAGTTGGTAATTCCTTAATCAAATCATTATTACGTTGAATTTGTTGACATTCTTTGATGTAATCTTCATTCTCGTAATTCTTACCATATTTGTAAACCAACTTTTCGCATTCATTTAAGACCATGCTTTGAGGTGTTGGCACCAGGGCGTAAATCAATCTATAATTTAGCTTACCGGTAAGCCACATATAGCATTGGGCCTGTGCGTAATACATTTTTGATAATTCAGCATTAAAAAACGTCTTTAAATTCCACGAGGTTTTTATATCTTCAACACAATCTTGTAACACTATGTCCGGAGTTCCTATTACATACTCATTTTGTAACTTTGTGTTATATCTTGCCCTAAAACCACCTTTAACTACTTGGCTAACTAGGTCCATTGAATCCTGTTCGCATTCATTACCTTTGTCGATGTATTGATTTTTGAGTAATTCGGAAAAACCGAACTGCTCAAATAACCATTTATCTTCAACAAAAGTTTTTGCTGTTTCTGAAAGATTGCCAGCATCTTTGTCAGCTTTTAATTTTGGTTCAGTCATTAATGAACCAGCTCCACTGCATCTAAATAATATTTTATTTTCCATTTTCTAAATTTTGTTTTTTTGTGATATATTCTTTTAATAATCTGTATTTTCCAGCTAAATCCTCAACTTGTTTCAAAGATTCTATTGTATTCGCATTCTCGATATGCTTAATTACACGTTCTTTCTCTTTTGATGTATGGGTAGCTTCAGCACTTAATAACTCCGTATCACCTGTAAATTGCACAATATCTTTGCGGTTTAAGTTAGCTCCAAATAAATCACCAAAGTGGTCGCATGCATCTTTGATTGCAATTGATTTTGCAATTGGTAAAGCCATCATTACAGAACCTTTATTGACATTACTCATATCCATGTTAAGATTACCCGTACCTTGTTTTGTTTGCAATTCCTGTGCGCCTACTCCGTCATGAAACATCATTTCATTTGTCGCTGGGTTTAAGTAATGAACCCTAACTGTTACCTCGATTGCATTGAATAATTGTGCGGTCTTAATTACCTCAATTTGATACTTTTTAAAGCATCTACGGAGCAAATACTCAACCTTATCAATCGGTAAGTAATTGTAATTTTTAATGAATGGGTGCACCTTTACCCACGTTGCTGGTGGTGGTGTTGATAAGATTACGTTAAGTTGCTCTAATGGTACTGCATCGAAATCTAATTGTTTAAATAGGCTTGTTATCGTTGCCTTTGTTTGTTTCATAATTTCTTTATTCATAATAATAATTGTTTTTAAAATAAGGGGGCTGTTAACCCCCTTGTTAATTAATTCATAGTTTCGGTTTCGGGATTGTATTCGTAGCCTTCATCTTCTTGTTTTTCGTTTATTTCATCTTCAACAAAATTAGCTTGTAATTCTTCCATATCGTCGCACATTTTTGCTAAAATTAAATCGTAATTGTGAAAGAATGTAGCTTTGTCGATAAATTCAAAACCATCTTTAAAAGCATCGGATGTGTTTGAATAATGACTAATTGTTGCAATTTTAGTGCTTAAAAATTGCTCAACTCTCAATACTTCATCTTCACTTTTAATGCAATAATATGCAGTTGATAATGGACTTACTACTTTTGTAAATGCTGGGAAATTGATTTCGATTTCCACTGTCTCTGTTTTTTGTGTTGTTGTTGTAATTTTCATAATTTTTATTTTTTAATTGTTTAATGAATTGCAAATATAGTCTTTTATTTTGTACTACAAAATTATTTTTAAGTTTTATATAAATAATAATTCGTTAATGCTTTCGCTAATGTCTTTTTTTTGTTTTTCTGTTAGCTTGTTAGGATTAATTTTATTTTTATTTTGGATCAACTTATTTACCATGTCCAAAAGTTTGTGGTTATTACTCCTGTAAGTTTTCAACACATTTAATTTAGGATTTATATAAATGCTTTTACGCCCTAATTGTTTGTAATCCTCTTTTGCTTTTCTAATGTTTTTTCTTTTTTCCATGTTTATTTTTTAAGTTGTACAAGCGCAATTAAACGCTGGTTCAATATTTTCAAGTTCTGTATTTTTAAATAAATTATTTTGTGCTAAATTTCTTAAATTCTCTATTGTTGTATTATGAAAATAAGTATGTCCACCATATTTACCATATTTTTGCGCTTCATCTTCATCATTTATCCATTCATCAGCTAACTCAGGATATTCTCGTAATATTGCCATTATTGCATTTTTGCCTTTCATAAAACACAAAGTACAATTGCCTAAAATTGAAGGTATTTCTAAATTGTAAGGTTTATTTTCAAAATATTCATTAATCATTGGTTTATTTACTCCTTGCTCAAATAAAGGAAATTTATCAATTACATTAACAAATTTTTGTACTCTTCTTTTTATGCGCAATGGCTCATCACTTCTAAATCCTATAAAGTTTTCAAATTTTCTAATTCCTATACTTCTCAAATATCTTTTACAAGTTTTTATTTTTAGTTCATCAGTACAAAACCTTTTTACTCTATTAGGAATTATTTTATATTTTCTTCTACTTAACATTTCTGTAAAAGGATTTTCTGCTCCATAATACTTTAATCTAATGACTGGTATTTTTTCAAAAGCTTCAAAATCATTTATAAATTTATAGGTCTTAGGATGTTCCCTACCTGTATCGCAAAAAATAACTAAATCACCTTCTTTATAATTGTGAATTGTCATATATGCCGAAGTTTTGCCACCACTAAAATTAAATACTCTTGTTAAATTTTCCATGTTTTTTTTATTGGCAGTTATCAATGCAGTCCGAATGAGGAAATCTTTGTATTTTATAATTATTTGCAGACGTACTTATAAAAGACTCATTATTTATAACCTCATCAATGCAGTCTGAATGTGGGAATCTCTCAATAATAAAGTCAGGCGCAATCTCTTTGCTTGGCTCAGATACTATTATTTTATTGTCTTCAAATGTAAGGTTTATTTGCCCTTCAAAATTGTGAACAAGACAGTACTGAATTAACTCTTTTATTTCTGCTACATTTGTAACGATTGTTGTATTTACTATTTGCATAATTAATTATTTTTAGGAATTATAAAGCCTTGTTTTTCGCATTGAACACAAAATCTTCCGTATTCTATCATTTGTTTTTCTTGCATTTCTTTGGCTTGGTTAAAACTATATTGTACTGTTTCAAGTAAATCTCCATCATGTTCAAAGTGTGATTTTAAATTTTCATATAACCAATCTATTGCTGTTTGTTGCTTTTTCATATTATTTATTTTTTACAAGGTTTAAAAATTCTTTGATAAATTGATGCTATAAATCCGAAAGCCATTGCACTGTAAAGTACCATAATCGTTCCAACAATCCACGCAAACTTTCGTAAATTGCTATTGTAATTATTATTTGCCATATCATTAATTATTTTTTATATAGTTTTTTATTTTTGCAATGTCATTTTTCAAGAATGCAATTTTATTCCAATCCTTAACTGGTTGTTGCATCTCTAGTTCTAGTCTTTCTAATTGGCAACCTAAATGTACCTTCTTAACTTCACTCATAGTAACCATGTTGTAATGTGTTTGAGTCAATGTGTTTTGTGCGCTTGTTTGTTGTGTTAATGTAATCATAATATTTATTTTTAATTGTTATTGATAGTGCAAATATACACCCGCTTTCCGTACTACCAAATATATTTTACATTTATTTATTTATAGTACTATAAATTTTGTCTATATAGTTGCTGAAAGAATTGATTTTATTGAATAAAAAAAAAGCCTCACTTAGAAAAGTGAAGCCATAAACTTTAAATTTATTATGAAAAAAACAATCTTATATCGGTATTCCGTATTGAAAGTGCATAAAATCTCGATTTTCTAACCTACCCAAACTAGCAAAGCCATGCTTTTCAAAAATGTCAATCATTGCCTTATATTCAGGTCTTGCAAAGCGTGCCGTTGCACTCGTTTCTTTTAAAGTGTTTCTGTTAGGATTCAAATCGATAGCAGTACCCCACGAATGAGCGCTTAACTTACTCCGTGATCCACGCATTAAACGATAATTAAAGCATCCACCGAAATCAGTTATTTCAAGTTCGTTTAATTTAGCCTCTCCGTATGTACTTAACAATTCAGTGAACACATTTTTAAACGCTTGAGCTACCTTCTTATGGCATCGCATTTTGTTTACAGGTTGTTTATCGTAGTACATAGTATAAGGCAAATCAATCATTACTAAGTAAGTACCTTGTGGATTGGCTTTACCGAAATACTTTTCCTGTTCTAATTGACTAAAGATTTTAGGCTTCATTTATGGCAAATTTAGAATATTAAAATTTGATTTCAAACTTAATTTTTGCACTTGTTGATTTGTCGGTTATTTCACACCCAATTGATGCGGTTAAATTCTTAATTTTAGCCTCAATTTCAGCCTTTAAACTTACGTCGCTATGCTTTACCTTAATGATATTATTTTCGAGCGTAAACAAGCTGTCTTTTGGCAATGCTAACCGCATCAAATCAAACTTTGCGCTAACGATTGAGTTAGGCATTAGTCTTAATTTTATCCGTTGAAATAAATCTCAAACCAATGTTAATGATGTTAGTTAAAAAACCAACCATAACGCTTAATCTAAGGCTTAAATTTTCATCTATTTTTAAATCCGTGAATAACGTAGGCAATAATGCCATAATCATTGTCATGCCTACCATAATGTTTATTATGATTGTTTTGGATTGATACCATTGTTTAGTAGTTGCTTTCATATTACATAAAGGGTTTAAAATTATTTTCTGTTAAGATAGTTGCAAATTTTACACACTCATAAAAATTACCATTTTCATCTGTTAAGGCTGTATCTGTTTCAATTGATACAATCATTGTACTATCAACAATTAATCTTTGAATGGTTACATTAGTAAGTATATCATTGTCATGATAAATCGTAGTGGCTAAAGGTGTTTGACCATCTACTACGCAAAAAAATTGAGCATTCCCAAAGTGTACTACATCTAATGTTTGACCAGCTTGTAATATTAATTTTGTCATAATTTATATTTTAGTTAATTTGAGATTTTAAATGTAGCAATAAATCTTGAGCAGTTGTAAATCCGTCCGTATTGTTTGCAGAAAATTCTGCATAAAAATTATTGTCAACTGCAATCATTTTATCTCCATCTAAAAAGAATTTAAAAGATTGATACCCGCCAATAAAAATCACTCCTATTTCTGCTTTTGAAATTTGCACAATAGCTGGCAATCCGCCAAAATCTCCTTGAATTCTAATGTCATATTTGTCTGCAATTACTTCATTTGTAATAATGAATTTTCCGTTGTCTATTATCATTTTTTTTTATTTTTTATTGATTAATTAATTATTGGTAAATATTATCTTCGCAACTCCCACGGCGTCTATTCCTATTCAAGTTAAAAATTGAATTTGTTTGAATACCACTGAAGTAAGGTGTGCCTCTATCAGGTACTATTCCGTCTAAGAAATCAAAACTTTGATACGATGGATAATCGGTTAAATTATTGCGTAAATAAACCGTCATCATTTTGGTATAATTTTCAGCAACGCTTCGGACCTCATTTTGTAAAAACTTCAACGCTTCCAAATCAATTGATTGACCACTTTCGCTGTCGTTGTTCATGATTGATTTATTGAATACTTTATACTTTAAAAAAGGTAAAGCATGGTATAAAGCATAGTTGCAAAGCATGGCACCAATGAAGTCATCTAGTATCTTTTTGTTAGGGATAGTTAATGTATTATTGGTTATTTGTGTTTGTAATTCTTGATAAAATGTAGCACCTAAATAATTCTGTAAATATATATCTTGAGCTTGTAAAATAAAAGGCTGTAAATCGTCAGGGCTTACCGATTGATGTATCGATGTGTATGATTTTAGTTTTGTTTCTGAAACAAAAAGTACGTTAGTTATTGCCATTATTGTACGGGGTTAGTTGGTTCTATAATAGTAGTCGGAGTAATGAATAATTCAGTTTGATAACCACTGTTTAAAAGTAGATTATTAAATACTTTCAACATACTTTTTTGAATTGGTCGAATACATGTACCGATAAAATGATTGTATGCCACTGACAATTCATCTGCGTTTGAACTAAAGCCAGCGCCACCATTATACAATCCCAAAAGTAATGGACTTGTAATTCTATGCCCTGTTAATATTCGTGTAGTAATTCGAGTTTCTAAAGTCGTGTAATAACTATCATTGGTACTTGAAATCGGCGTTACTTCGGGCGCATGTTCTTTATCTTGACTAAATGCAACGAAGGCTTTACCAGCGTTCTCCGTACCACGATAAGCCATTGTTAATTCATCGTAAATCTCTTTGCGTTCCTCGGGTGCTGGTATTCCATTGTTAAGCGAAATAAACAAAGATGGATTCAAACTATTAGCAAGATTTGAGATATGAAATTTACTTACCTCAATATCAATTTGAATATCATTTATTGAACCCGCATACGTTGGTAATGGATAGTATATATTCCCTGGCTCGTAATCGAACGCATAAAGAATTTGCGAAGGACATTCTAATGACAAACTAGGGTTGTAAGTTGCGTATTGTGTAGGCTTATATTTGTTTGAATTCTCCCAATTTGTTGAATAAAAATACTCCATTGGTGCATCGTCGCCCGCTTCAATCTTACCACTTCGTACCTTCGTGAAATCTAAATGATAAATTTCGCTTATTGTATTACCATCATTTGACCAAATTATATTTAAAGCATACCCACCAAAAGTAATGTAATCCTGTGCGCATTTTTCAAAAACATCGTTCCATGAATTAATCGGATTAGCACGCACTAAAACGTAATTTAAAGCCTCATCTTTCGTCTTTAATCCGTTACCAATAGTAGCATCAATCTTGGATTGAATAGCCGTTCTATTGATTGCGCTACGCAAAAATAAGCCAGCTATAAAT